CCATCAATGTCCACCCGCAACATCCACGCAAACAAACAAGCATCAGCACCCGTCACATGCAACTGCCATTGCACCTGCCTCCGATACTGTGCAGGGACCGTCACATGCTCCCAGTCACGGCCCGTAGTTTTGATTTCAGCAATCAGTTTATGATCCAGCGAAAGCCCATCAGGAGTAGCAAGGTGATGCTCATTCTGAGTATGACGCAACAACCAATCATTAGGGAGAATGTCAAACTTCTGATGCAGGATCCTCGCAATCACAGGTTCCATCTCTCGACCAAACCGCATATAGTCATTATCGATTTCCACATGGTCACTCAGGTAATCCCTCACCGCCTGCTCAAAGCCTTTAGGGGTAGCAGCCTTCGCAACCTGTGTCGCAGTGACACCCTTACGGCGCTCCAACAACCACCCCTCAGGGAACGAAGCCTTAGACACAATGAACTGGTTAGCTCGCATCAGCAAACCACCTGTTCCACTTCTCATAGGCGAGCGCATAACCCTCAGCCTTAGTAGCCTCATCCACCACAGCCAACGCCTCCGTCAGTTTCCTGTGCGCCAAACTCCACACATGCCCAGAGTCACTGAACGCATCCAACCATTCCTCAATGATGATGTCCCGCAGCGTAACCGCATCAATCTGTTCTGTCATCATTTCCACCTTTCTTCCGTTATCCTTACTGTATGAGCAACCACAGACATCAGCCCTACACCGATCTGATGCGTGCTGTGGATACTGTGGGAGAAACCCCCTGTATGGCTATCCCTGAAGTGTTCTTCCCCGAGGACTTCCCTGACAAGAACGTCAGAGATTGTGCCATCCTGGTAGCCCGATACTTATGCAACACTTGCCCCATCAAAAACGAGTGCTTCATGTACGCACAAGAAACGGATCAGCGTTACGGGGTTTGGGCTGGAACACTCCCATCGGAGCGTTAGCCATCCTCGTCAAGAATGTCAGCATCAATACGCACACCAATCTGATTCAAGTGCACACGCAGCATGAGTGCTTGCTTCCTTGTCAAACACAGGGTGCCTGGTTCTGACATTTGCCACACGTCATCACGCAACCGCACACACACTTCATGACCGTCATACGAGAGTTCCATCATTTCGTTCCTAACTTGTAACCAGCTAGGAGCAGAAGCCCCACCCCCAGCATCACTGACCCGTTCACCCCAATAGTAGGGTTTAGCACGTTAGGCACCAACGCGAACGCGGCACCCATAGCCATCACAACCCACCACATCAGAGGTTCACCACCGTAAGTGTGACACCAGCGAGCAGTGCAACACCAATCAGGCTCCACCCGATAGGGCACATTAGTGACTTCTTAGGCGCACGCAGGTCACGCCTACGCACCTGCACAGCAACATGCTCACTAGCCGGTTTAGGCTTTGGAGGGTTCTTGCTGTTCTCCCACAACACCAGGGCACGCTTCAACTTGACCTCATCAGTGAGAATGTTCCACCGTTCTTCCGGTGTCAGCTTGTCCTTGTGTTCCCGATCCCAGGCCACAATCTGAAACAACTCAGTGTCCTGGATTTCCTGTAACTCGATTTCTAGGTTTTTGTAATACCCCATTAGTTTCACCTTTCTTTTGGGATACCCAAGACTGTACACCACTACACACAAAGTGCGCAACATTTCATTTCACGGCGTGTATAGTAGTGACCATGATGAATCCTGGAAGTTACGACATCAAGACCATGACCATTGCACAACTGTGCGATCTGAGGGAATGGCAACTAGAGCGCCTCGACAGAGTGACCGCAGAATTGAAACAACAAGTAAGGGCACAAGCTGAGCAAGGGAAGAACGTCAGCTCCCTCGCCAAAGAAGCAAACGTCACACGGCGCACAATCTACGCCTGGTTAGAACAATAAAAAGAGGCCCGCAGCTGGTGGGAGCTACGAGCCTCACGAGCATCACTGCTCAAGTTTTAGTTTATCACTGACAAGAATCGCAGTTAAGTGCTTCCATAGGATCCACAGGGCACGCATACCCATCAACTTGTTCAATGAGGTCAAGGTCAGCCATCACTTGTCCCCCTTGTCGTACTGCAACACTGAGGTGAGCAAAGACATGACACCGGCAAGCGCAGCAATCCCCGCGACTTGTCCCCAGTCCACATCAATCACGTTCAACACTTGTGAGCCGGTGATCACAGCGATAGCGGTCTGGGCCACTGTTTTGATAGCACGCTCAACCGAATAATCGAGATAGCTTCTAACCTTATCCATCAGGGTTCTCCTTCTTAGCCTTGTCCTCCCACACCGCAGCGAACACATACGTTGTGAGGATGAGGGTTATCAATGCTACACCACCAGTGATGAGGTCTGATGTGGCACTGTCATTGTTGAGAAGTACCGCAATAGATCCACTGATTAGCATGAGTGCCCCGAGAACGAAGGCAGCGAATATGTAACGCCTACGGATTTTCCATGAGGGTTTCATTTGATGATGCTCACAATCCAGGGCATTACAGCAGCGACTAAACCGAACCCGCCCACAGCCCAACCCATACGCATCTCAAGTTTCCTAATGCGTGCCTCATGGTCATCAATCTTGTCCTCACTATCAGGCAGTGAGTTGGCGATCTTCTCCAGCAAGCGCCCCTGCCGTTGCACCTCAACATAAATATCGCGCATGGAAACCTTTACAACAGTGGTGTCAGTGTCATCAGCCATCAGATTTTGCCTTCGTTGAGTTTCCGCTGTAGCGCACTAATTGTTAGTTTGCCCCACACACCATCCTGCTTGACACCTATTTTACCTTGTACGGCTTTCCTGGTTGCTGGGCCGAGGATACCGTCAGCGGTAACTCCTGCCCACGACTGAATCGCACGGTACGTCATTTTGCCTGGGATCCCATCAATGCGCCCTTTGTAACCGTAATCTTTCAACGCGGTCTGCCATTGCCTCCAGGTAGCCTTATCCAACCGCCCAGATACCTTGTTAGAAGCCATAGGAGCGCCACCAGCGAGATAAGGAACAGGGTCTACAGTGTTGCCCCATGTTTTAGATTTGCGCACCTCAAAATGGAGATGAGCGCCCGTGCTTGCTCCAGTACTCCCCGAGGTATATATGAAGTCCCCAGCCTCAACCCGCTGCCCCTTCTTCAGCTTCGTGGCCTGAGCACCGTGATAATAAAAAGTCCACACAGTACCGTGATCAATGCCGACAACATGCCCACCACCAGTACGCGAGAACCCGATATGTCCTACAACACCATCACCGGCAGCTGTCACAGGGAACGATCCGGCAACATCCACACCTTGATGAAATTTGCGCTTCCCAGTAATCGGGTGAATACGCCAACCGTAAGGGCTGTTCTTGTTTATGGATCTGTCAGCAGGCCAGGGGTTAGAGAGTCGCATCGGTAGCTACCCAGTCCCCAGCATCCTCATCCCACACATAATCCCCATCAGGCATCGGGATAGGTGCCACCCATAAGCAGGTCGCCTCATCGAGAACCCACGAAGGGTAAGGGGTTGGCGGGATAAAGGCATCGCGGATTTCATCATACAAATAACCAGTGCCAGGATACGAGCCGCGAATCAAACCGTTGTAAGAACATTGAACCCAACGCCCACCCAAGCCTAAAGACTCGATAAGTTCAGCCCCAAGAGTTTCCTGCTCGTCACCGTTCTCGTCTTTGAGTACATCATTAGCAATGACAATAATATCCCCAACAGTACCGTCAGTATTGATTTTTGCAAAGTGCGCCATTATCCCACCCTCACAATCACAATACCTGAACCACCAGACCCAGCCGTACCCGCCTCAGTCCCGCCACCACCACCGCCGGTGTTCGCCGTTCCGCTTGTCGCTGGTGTACCAGTCGATCCAGCACCGCCACCCCCAGCACCACCAGCACCACCAGTGCCACCACCACCCCCACCGCCACCAGCGCGAGTAACAGACGAACCTGTTATGGAAGATGCTGTACCAGCTCCCCCAGCCCCACCAGTATTAGTTGAAGTTGTACCCCCAACAGCTGAAGCGCCCCCGCCACCACCACCAGCTCCGGTTCCTGTTCCCGTTGATTGTCCTCCGGCATTCCCAACTGGAGAAAAACCCAAACCGGCTGCAGTGTTTGACCCAGAGTTTTTCCCACTGGCTCCACCCCCAGAGCCACCATTCAAACCATGAGTCGCATAGATTGTGCCTGATGAATTACGACTAGAACCGGCCCCTCCGCCACCGCCAGGAGCATAGAAATCACCAATCCGAGAAGTATTCCCATTGTTGCCAGGTTCACCCTCGTTGCTTTGTGGTGTAGAACCGGCTCCACCAGCACCTACAGTGACCGTATGAGTTGCTGCAGACAAATATGCATTTGAAATCGGCAGATAGCCTCCAGCACCACCACCGGCACCCCAGAAATTACCACCCCCACCACCGCCGCCAACAAGTAGCATCTGGACGAAACCGGCATCCGACACCGTAATCGAACCGGAACCAGTGAAAGTGTAAACAGTTGCCGAACCGTCAGTTGTGATTGTTGGTGAACCAGTGGTGCCAGAAATTTTTGCTTGGGCATCTGGTCGTGTAGCACTAACGCGATTGAACTTGTTGTAAGAAGTAAGCCCAGACTTTGCCATAGAAGTAACAGCCATCAGTTACCCCCTTAGACGGTTACTTCAGCACCGAAAGCATTGATACTGAGCGCGTTAGCATCCCCAGCGCTCACCGTCATCACATCAGTAGCCAACATCGTAATCCCCAAAGTGAGGGTAGTCGAGTCATTAGCAGCCACAGGCACATCATAAGCAATGTAATGCTGATTAGAAATCGCATCCCCATCCACACGAATAGCCAAACGGAACGTGGTAGCGCTCGCAGTACGGTTGGCAATGATCACCGTAGACACAACCGTTTCAGTACTCGCAGGCACCGTGTAAAGGTCAGTCAGCGAAGTCGTAGTCAGATCCAACTGACCAAGTGATTTATATGATGTTGCCATTGTTTTCCTTATGCTCCCATGAGTAGAAAGTTAGTCTCAAAACCTACCGTTGCACCACCGGCAGCAACCCACGCACTCCCAGTGTAATACTGAAACGCATCAGTGTCCTTCAAAAACCTGAACTGCCCCTCGGCAGGAGAAGCAAGCGCCGCATCAGCAGCAGTCGCATCAGCGTAAACAGGGATAACCTGATCCTGCAAAAAGGTCTGCACATTAGCAGCCGTGAGGACTTCCCCAGCACTAAACGTGCGATAACCTGCGGGTGCGCCAGCCATTATTCTCCCTAGAAAGCCAAAGCGTTATTGTTGTCAAGTTTACCAAACACTAAGTCATCGAGGACTAAGAAAGTCCAATCCAACGAAGCCACACTAATAAACATGTCATGACGGCCCACCTCAATCTCATGATTCACCCGAATGACCTGACCATACTGTTGAATCGGATCCCCAATATCGTTAGGGGTGAAAGTGATGTTCACAATGTCACCAATTTCCATCCCCAAACAAGTGACCTTATTAGCACCACCCACAGTGTCCAAGTTCACCCTAATCGTTTCAAACCGATACTCAGGATCCCCATACTTCTGCACCAAGAAATCAGCAAGGTTCTGCAACTGCTCCTGAGTAGAAACCAAAGTGTCCAACTCATACGAGGTCACACCATAAGCAATCTGAGAACGGTCATTGTTAGCAGTAGCGGAATCCTCACCACTTGTCACAATCGCCTGGTTATAAAGCAACTCAGAACCATAATTCACGGCAGTCAAAGTGAACGGAATCCCAGTACCATCATCAGCGAAATCAATCACCGAGGAAGAAGTCGGGGTTGCGTCAAGCCGATCCCTGAACGTCAAATCCCCATTCTTCGCAATAAACAACAACCCCTGCTCACTATCAGCAACCTTCTGCAAATAGGTCAAAGCGTTCCCATCGAACACGTCAGCACCCAACGTGGAGTGCCCAGGGTCAATGTTGCGGGCCGTTTCAGACCAACCCACACTAGGCATATCCAACACAGCAGACACACGCGCACCCGATAGTTCAGGGGTAGCAGTCCCAGCAGTCAAAACCTGGCGGGCAAGCAAAGTGAAATCATCAGTAGCAATAATCTCAGCACGAGAATCCCCATCAGGGGTATAACTATAATTCCAGTCATCAATCGTGGTCGTAATAGTGCGCACACCATCCACCGTCACATTCAGTTCACGCCTCGGCACAATAGCCCCAGCGAAAGGTGACGTAGCATAGTTAGGGTCAAACGCCCGATCATCATTATTCAAAATGACGTTCAACGAACCCGCACTGAACCTATCCAAGTCACGGTTCTTCCCCCGCCCAATGCCCACCGTAATCACACGATCAGTGATGTTCTTGAACACGGTGCCACCCAAAGTGTAAACAGTGTTATCGAGCACACCCGCCACAGGGTCATCAAGAATGAAACCCTCAACAGCACCAAGCTCAACAACTGTTGCCATTACGCGCTCGCAAACACAGGGCCAGAAGTACGCTCATACCGTTTGATAGCAGTCACAATCTGCTCACCAATCTGCGCCCCATTAGCACCCATCCCAGCGTTCACATTGATAGTGATATTGCTCCCACCACCCACACGGTTGTTAGGGATAATCGTGCCACCACTAGAAGGCACAAACAATTCCGGCCCCATCTCACCCACCAAATACGGTGTGCCCCCAGCCACAGGCCCACCCCCAGCCCTACGCCCACCAAAGGAACC